TCGCTGATGCCCTGCGGCTCCCCGCCGGGGCGGTGGCCATCAACTGGCCTCTGATCACGGCGGCTCTGGACGAGCAGGGGATCCGGTCCGACCTGGTGGAGATCGCCGCGGCGGCCACCATCGCGGTCGAGACGGCGCGCACGTTCCAGCCGATCCACGAACTGGGCGGCGACGCCTACTTCACCCGCATGTATGAGAACCGGGCCGACCTGGGCAACACCCAGCCGGGCGACGGCGCCAAATTCCATGGCCGCGGCTTCATCCAGATCACGGGCCGGGCGAACTACCACGACTTCGGCGTGGCCCTGGGCCTGTTCCTGGAGGACTCTCCGGACCTGGCGCTGGAGCCGACCACGGCCGCCCGCATCTTGGCGCGGTTCTTCGCCAAGCATGGCGTCGCCCACTGCGCGGACTTCCGCGACTGGCGGGGCGTGCGGCTGCGCGTGAACGGCGGCATCAACGGCCTGGTGGACTTCCTGGCCGACGTGGTGGTCCTCCATGGCTGAGGCCCCGTGTGCGACCCCTGGCACGACCCAGCCGGCGACGACCCAGCCGGCGACGACCGCGACGACTGGCCTTACTGGCCTGTTCCAGCGGCTGGTGAGGACCGACTACCCCGAGAGCACGAAGCGGGCCTTGGCCCTGATGGCCGGGGCGACGCTCTGCCTCTGCAGCCTGGGGCTGACGATGGCCGCTGAGTATCAGGCGGCCCAGCGCGGCACGGTGGACGGCCAGCTCGTGGTCGCGCTGCTGGGCATCGGCGCCTGGACAGCGGCCCTGGCCGGCGCGGCCTACCGCAAACCGGAGGACCCCCAGTGATCGAGAAACTTCGCCTCCACTGGCCCTTCGCGGCCGTCCTCCTGCTCATCGCCATCTGGGCCCTGATCGTCATGCGCGGCTGCACCGCTCAGCGCCGGGCGGCCCACGACGTGATCGAGGCCCAGGCCCAGCACGAGCAGGCCGTCATCAACGCCGCCCAGGGGGCCAGCCATGACCAGCAAGCGCAAGACCAGGCGGCTCAGATCGCCAAGGACGCGGCTCTTGTGGCCCGCCTACGGGCACAACTGGCCCGCGCGCGTGCCCTGCCTGTTCCACCTCCCCCCGCTCCCGGAACACCCCCTCCTGTCGATGTGGCTTCCCCTGTTTCTCCGGTTCTGGACACGGATCGGGACGCCCTGATCGCCGCCCAGGACCAGCAGATCCAGGACCAGGCGCAGCAGATCCACACCCTGACCCTGGGCGTGGCCAGCTACAAGGCCGCCTACGAAGCCGAGGCCCAGGCCTCCACCGCCCGCCGGCTCGCCCTGGAGGCCCAGGTGGCCGCCATGCACGCCGAGCGCTGGAAGGGCCGGTTTGAGGGCCTCGTGGTCGGCATCGGCGCCGGGTTCGTCGCCGGGAAGGTGTGGTGATGGTGCAGAGCGAGTCTCCCCGCTGGCGGCTGGACCGCTCGATCAACGCCGGCGACCTGCTGGTGTTCCTTTCCTTGCTGGCGGCCGGCATCGGCTATGTCCTCCACCAGGACCAGCGGCAGACCAGGAATGAGGACGCCGTCGTGGCCCTGCAGTCCACCGACCAGCGCCACGACGTCGAGATCAAGGAGATCCGCGACTCGACCGACAAGAAGCTGGATCGGCTGGACGCCAAGATGGACCGGCTGATTGAGCAGCACGCGGGGCGGCCCTGATGGCCCCGCGCATCGCCCCGCCCACCCAGGATGGTGGCCTCTGGTCGTTCAGCGTCGGCAACGGCGCCAACGAGTGGTTCGGCCCCGGTTCGCCGCTGCACCCCATCGCCCAGGACATGGCCATCGGGCGGGCCTTCGACTTCGCCACCGGCTACAACATCCAGACCCAACCCAAGCCCTACGAGGGCGTCACGTTCCAGGAGCTCCGGGCGGTGGCCGATGGCTACGACCTGCTGCGCCTGGTGATCGAGACCCGCAAGGACCAGGTGGAGAAGCTCTCCTGGGACATCAAGAAAAGGGGCGTGCGGATCGCCAAAAAGGACGCCGGCCCGGATGCCAGGATCGAGAAGATCAAGGACTTCCTGGCCTATCCCGACCTCGAGCACCCCTTCGGCACCTGGATCCGTATGCTCTCCGAGGACCTGTTCGTCCTGGACGCGCCCACGGTCTACCAGCGGCGCACCCGAGGCGGCGGCCTGTTCGCCCTGGAACTGATCGACGGCGCGACCATCAAGCGGATCCTGGACCCCACCGGCCGGACGCCCATGGACGGCCCGGCCTATCAGCAGATCATCAAGGGCGTCGTCGCCTGCGAATACACCCGCGAGGAACTGCTCTGGATGCCCCGGAACCCCCGGACCCACCGCGCCTTCGGGTTCAGCCCCGTGGAGCAGGTCCTCACCACGGTCAACATCGCCCTGCGCCGGCAGCTCCACCAGCTGAGCTACTACACCGACGGCAACACCCCGAACCTCATCTTCGGCGTGCCCAAGGAATGGAACCCCGACCACATCAAGGCCTTCCAGGGCTGGTGGGACTCCCTCATGGCCGGCAACAGCCAGCAGCGCCAGCGGGCCATGTTCGTCCCCGGTGAGGTCAAGCCCATCGACACCAAGGAGCACGCGCTCAAGGACGACTACGACGAGTGGCTCGCCCGGATCGTGTGCTTTGCTTTCAGCATCAGCCCCACGGCCCTGATCAAGCAAACCAACCGGGCCACCGCCGAGAACGTCCAGAAGGCGGCCCTGGCCGAGGGTCTGGCGCCCGTCATGATGTGGATCAAGGCCCTGATGGACCGGGTTCTGAAGGACTGCTTCGGCGCCCAGGACCTCGAGTTCGTCTGGAGCGACGAACAGAGCCTGGAACCCCTGGTGCAGAGCCAGCGGGACCAGATCGACGTCCTCAGCGGCGTGCGCACGGTCAACGAGTGTCGGGAGGACCGCGGGCTTGAGGCTCTGCCGGATCCCCCTCCCGAGCCGGTGCCACCCCTTGTCGCCCCCGTCCCGCCCGGTGAGGAACCCCCCAAGGTGATCGAGCCCGCCAAGCCTGCGCCGCCCGCCGCCAAGCTGGCCAAGGCCGCCAAGAAGCCCCAGCCCATCAACCGCGACCGCAAGGCCGTGGCCAAGCTCGAGGGCAAGATCAAGAAGACCGTCTTGGCGTTCTTCAAGGCGCAGGTCCCGGTGATCGCCGCGGCCCTGCACGCCGCCATGCCGGCCACCGCCGACAAGATGGCCAAGATGTCGGACGCCGAGGCCCGGGAGCTCCTGGAGGCCTCCAACATCGACTGGTCCGAACTCGGTCCCGACCTGGAGACCGTGCTGGCGGCCATCGCCCAGGACGGCGTCGCCCAGGGCCTGGCGCAGATCGGCTACCCGACCACGGCCGACCTGCTGGACCAGGTCAACGAGAAGGCCGTCGCCTGGGCTGAGCAGCACGCCGCCGACCTGGTGACGAAGCTGGCCGACACCACCCGCAAGTCCCTCCGGGGCGACATCGCCGCCGCCATCGATCTCGGCATGTCCACCGACGACATCGCGGGCGTGATCGGCGCCGACTACGGATTCTCTGAGGCCCGGGCCGAACTGATCGCCAGGACCGAGCGTGCCTTCGCCGACGTGAAGGGCAACCTGCTGGGCTATGCGGCCTCGGGCGTGGTATCCGGCCTGCGCTGGATCACGGCGAATGAGGGCGACGACAAGGTCTGTGCCGACTGTGAACTGAACGACGACGTGGAGGTCCCCATGGACCCCGAAACCGGCGACGCCACCGAGGCGTGGCCATCCGGGGACACCGTCTGCCCCGCCCACCCGGACTGCCGCTGCGACCTGCTGCCGGTCCTCAACCAAGAAGGAGAGGAGTGATGGGTATGACCCGCATGTTGCCCCCCAATACCACCGGCACCGACATGATCACCGTCAACGGCCGCACCTATACCGCCGCGGCTGGCGCGTTCATCGACGTGCCTGACTTCGACGCGGTCGTCATGGCCGCGAACGGCTGGGTCAACGCCTCCGTGGGCGGCTCCGGGACCACCGCCCAGCGCCCCGTGAGACCGGCCGCCAACACCGTCTACATGGATACGTCGCTGTCCCTGCTGATCATCTGGGACAGCAAGGCCTGGCGCAACAAGATCACGGGGGCCGCCGTATGAAACGGAAAGCCGCATTTTTCGTCGCCTTCGAGAAGGTTGAGAAGCAGGACGATGGCACCATGCTGGTCTCCGGCGTGGCTTCCAGCGAGGCCGTGGATGCTGACGGCGAGACCATCACCGCCGAGGCCATGAAGGCCGCGCTACCGGACTACATGAAGTTCGGCGCGATCCGCGAGATGCACCAGGCCATCGCGGCCGGGTCGGCCATCAAGTGCGAGGTGGACGCCGCGGGCGTGACCCACCTGGAGGCCAAGATCGTGGACCCGACCACCGTCCTCAAGATCGAGGAGGAGGTACTGAAGGGCTTCAGCGTCGGCGGCAAGATCACCGGCCGCGACCCCGTCAACAAGTCGATCATCACGGGCATCCGGCTCACCGAGATCTCGGTGGTCGACCGCCCCGCCAATCCCGACGCCGTGTTCAAGCTGGCTAAGGTCGAGGGCGAGGATGAATCCCCGACCATGGGCGAACTCCGCAAGGGCATGGGCACCCTGGGCGACCTGGCGCAGCTGATCCAGTGGCTGGGATGGATGTGCACCCGCACCGCCGACGAGGCTGAGCAGGAGGGCGATAACTCCCCCGTGCCGGCCGAGCTGGTCGCCTGCCTGACGTCCCTGATCGAGGCCTTCAAGGCCATGACCACCGAGGAGACGTCCGAGCTGCTCACCTACATCCCGGCGCCGGCCGATCAGCCCGACCCCGAGATCATGGCCATGGCCGCCAAACTGGCCAAGGGCGAAGGCTTCGAGGACCTGCTCAAGGCCAAGT